GTTATATTGTGTTAAGTCTACAGCGTTATGGTAGTCCATGTTATAGAACATAACGTGGTTGCCAACTTTAATGTTGTTAGAGTCTTGAACAACTAAAGTGAACGTGGTAGCAGCAACTGTTAGGTTAGCTACGGAAATAACGTTAGTTGCGTTGTGAGTGACGTTAGTAATAACATCACCGATACCGAATGATGGTTCAACACGTCCACCGTTTTCACCAACAATGTCTCTGTACTCTACACCGTTGTAGCTTCTGCGTGGATCATCAACCAGAATGTTATTCTGTAGATCGTACAAGTCAAATGACATCAACGAGTTAGAAACACGGGTAACTTTGAATACGTCAGCTGGTTTTACATACTTCTTAACAGAAACGTTATCGAAGAACGGATAGAATCTAGTTCTAGCCTTCAAGTTCTGAGCGATAAAAGTTACTGGTCTAGAGCGCATGTAAGGGATATAAGACATATCCACAACACGGTCACCATAAGACTGTGCGTTAACTGAAGAATCAAGAGTAGTAGTTGTGAATGGGCGAGTTTGGTAACCAGTCCAGTCAGTGGCAATGTTTTCATATTGACGAACGTCATATGCGCTAGCATATCCACGGTATGTCCATGTTTCAGAATATGTTGGTGGACGTGGAACAGCAGACAACCAGTTAGTTTCCCACTCACCCCACTTAGTTCCTGTAACACCTAACTCTTCAGCTAGATACTTGATAGCGTCATAGTTGTTATCATCAACGACTGTCAAGTCTGGGCGACGTGTAACAGACTTCCAGTTATCACCTTCAGGAAATAGTGTAACTTGGCCATTAAATGCACCCATAGAGATCGCGTGGATGTCCATTGTACGAGTTGCATTATTGTTGAAGATATATGCGTTTTCGCTATACGGTAAAGTGATAAGATCTCCAGTTTTCTGGTATGTCTTATTACCACGGTCAGAACCAGAAGATAAATCTTCTACAAGTTCAACCGCATTAGTATAGTGCATTGGACGCAGAGTCTTAGTAGTGCTGTCTACAGAAATCTTATAGTCTTGGTTTTTAACATCACCAACGCCATGACCTGTAAATTGGTCAACAATAAAACCGTTCTTGAAACGATCTAGACCAGTCTCCGCATCAATAATTTGTAACTGAGCAGTATCCTTTTCTAATAGAGAAAGAGATACATAATACTCTAAGTTTGTAATCCTACGTTCTAAGCGACCGATATCACGCATAGTATAGCGGCGATTATCACGTTGAGTTACAACAACGTCTTTTACAGTCTTAGTATATGCTGGGACTTTAACGGTCGCAAGAACCATACCTTCTTTAGGATCGTCTGGTTCTTTTGGAGATGCGCTTGGTACACCTGTAATGATAGTATATTTGCCAAACGAGTCAAGTGCGATCTTATCAATGCGGCCAACATAGTTAGCACGTGGGCAACCCATATCAGAACCAATCATTGGCAGTTCTGGGTAGAAGCCGTTGGTTGTAGTCAAGACTGGACGGAAGTCAACCAAGTCTGTTAAACTTGTTTCGCGTGAACGACCAGTAGTTGGGTCTGTAGAGTAGTAAGAAGGAATTTCTTCATATTTGATACCCACACCGCCGATAACGTATGAGTCTACAGAGAAGTAGTTGCCGCCATAACCGACGTTTGAAGATGTAAAGAACCAGTATGTAATTCTTATTGGACCATTAGGTACTGGTTGACCTGGCTTTAAGTTCAACTTACCATAAGTGTAATATGAAGAACGCTGGCCATTATCTAAAGTATAGCGGTGTGTGATGTCGATAACTTGATCTTCATTGAACGTGTATGAACCGTCGTCTGGTGTCATTTCAACGCTTACTAACTTAAAGATATCTCCATGAGTTAATTCAATTGAATTAGAGTTAACGATCTTACGGTTCTCAATAATCATCTCACCATCAATCTTGTTTAGAGATTTAGTTGATTCTTGAGCAGCATTGGTAATCTGCTTGATAGAAGCGATTAAGTAGTAGTCGCCTGCAGGAACGTTGTTGAATGTTACAACGGTGCGGTTTTCGTCATTGTCAAACGAAACGAATACGTCACTGGCTGTATCAGTTGTAAATGGTACGGGTAACTTTGTTACAGCGTTCACTAACAAGTAGTTAGAAGGTTCTTCATCCGACAAGAATGTTTCTTGGTCGATGTTAAGTTCCCAAGAAACTCGGTTGTTAGATGCGTTGGCAATAGGGAACTTGCGGCGAACAATAATGTCGCTATTCTTAAAGTTATCTGCCCCACCAAGATACCCACGTAGAGTCTTGATGTTAGATTGACCAACAGGGAATAACAAACTCTCGTATGTTGGTAAGTGTAGCTTTGCGCTGAATACCGTAATTCGAGCATTAGTCTGGTTGACTAAACTGTTACCAGACAATTTAACTGCAAAGTTACCAAGTTCAGTACCACTAACATTACCTGTAACCTGGGACACTGTGCCAGCTAACTGGTCGTTCAAGAAGATAATGTCACCAATTTGAACTGTAGAATTAAATACAGTACCTTGACCAAGGATAAGGTTAGAAGCTGTGCTACCAGTAGCAGTACCTGGGATAGTGTATTCTAAAGGTTTGATGTTAGCTGAGAAATTACCAGAAGTTCTAGTTCCAGCAACACACTTAACATCACGTTCGAATGATTTACCATCAAACATTTGGATATCAAACAGACTCAACTTATAAGATGTTTTAGTCTTAATAGTATCAGTGTCAGAGATTTGAATAGAACGAGTTCTTGCAGTACCAACAATGTTAGATGTTGCTGGGCCAGTGCCAAGTGTGATGTTATTTGTCAGAACGATATCTGGTGGGATACTGTTGCTATAATCAGCACCACCTGCAGTTACAGAGATTGCAGTAACAACACCGTTGACTACTGTAACACTTAGGCGAGCATTTGCGCCAGTTGTAGTTTTAGGAGATACAGCAAAAGATACACTTTCAGTCCAGCTGCCAGAATATCCGTAACCGCCATCTTCTACAACAACAGAAGTGATAATACCACCTGAAACTACAGCCCTTGCTTGAGCCACACGTGGTTGTAGAGAATTAACCAAATAAACTTTTTCAAAGTTCTGAATATCTGGAATATTGTATAAGTTTTCAACGTCAACATAGTTACCAAGGTTTAGACCAACAGTTTGTTTGTCAATACGTTGGATGTGGTTGCCTTCGTTGCCGTCGATTTCACGTGCCTTGCCAATATCAATGAATTGAGCAACAGTTGACTCAACTTCGTAACCTTGGATATATGCCTTACCTGGATCTACAACAAGGCAGAATAAGTTTTGGTCACCATAAGTTACACCCTCGACTGGTAATGTGCCGCTGGCAAGAGGTGAGTATACACCTTGGTTTGTCCCATCATTGATGTGATCACGAATTGATAATTTGAATTTGTTAACTTCATAGTTACCAGACTCGTCATATGTGCGACGAGCCAATGACTTTTCTAGTTCAGCGTATGAGCTAGATGTTATTTTCTGTTGAACACGACCGTTTACGATACGGACTAATTCAATAAACTTGAAAGTGTCAGTGCCAGTTAAAGGTAGTTTAACAAGAGATAAAGAGATTTTGTAACGGTGAGCGCCTGGAGCAGCAAAGTTATAAGAACCAGTTGCATTGTCTAGGATAGACTCGTCGTCTTCTGGAGCAACAGTTTCTTCAGTTACTCTAAAACCTACACGGCAAGAAGGTGTATTGCTGAAACGACCAACATATAACTTTAAATCAGAGTTACGTGCAAATGTGCCGTCAATGTAATAGATACCTGCGCCTACATCAACGCTGTAACCATAACCAATAACGTCAGAAGAAACATTCCCTGTGTATGTGGTTGGTGTTTCTGAAGCTGAACCTGTGAGCTTAATAACAGCAGAAATATCAGTTAATTGATCTTCAGATAATCTAAAGTTGCTAGAGATTAAGTTATCTTCTGTATAAGCAATAATGTTTTCACCAGGCTGCAAACGATTAGTTACTGTGTCTTCAGCAGTACCTTCAATCTTACAGTACAACGTAGGTGTAGTGAGTTCATCTACAACAGCAGAACCACCAGAAGTATCAAGAACTCGCATCTTAACACCAGACGTTTCGCCTGTGATAATCTTATTCTTTAAGGTTTCAATATACGTTGTAACGTCTACTGTACCTGTAAATTGTTCCAGTTTAATGAAGTGTACTTTGTTATCCACGTTCACTGAACCTGGGATAACTTGAGAACCATTCTTAAAAACGTGATCTCCAAAACGAGAAACTTGGTTTTGAAGAATAGTTTGTAGCTGTGTTAGTTCACGAGCTTGGACCGCATAACTAGGTCTAAACAAAATTCTATAAAAGTCTTTTTCAGCGTTGTAGTCGTCAAAATACGGTTCTGTGTTAAAATCAAGTGCCATTCTTTTTGTCTCTTTGTATGTTAAACAATAACTCTATTACTATTATTTAGTGTTAGAATTGAATGATTGTTCGCAATGTAATAGTTTCATCACCAGACGGTGTGAAGCCTTGTTTGTTGTCAATGTATAATACTTGACCTGAGAATTTATCAAACGTTGGGTAACCCACAGAAATTGCTGTAAAGTTATCTGAACGATTACTGTAATTAATAAGCACATCATTAGATTCAGGGATATCGCTATCAAGAGATTGCACTAGAGCAAAGTCAGATGATAAAGAAACGATTCTATAACGTTTTCTAGACTTAGTTGAACCAACATAGTTAAGTTTAGCAAAGCCATTAGTTTCAGTGCCTGTAGTTGAAATCGGCGCAGATGAACCAGAAACACCACCTTCTGCGACAGCATAGATACGGTCGTCAACCCAAATAAAGTCACCAGTTACTAATAGAATAGATGGTTCCCATTCAATTTCTGGTTTTGTAACACGCTCAATGTAAACTTCAGTATCTTTTTCAAACCTTGCAGTATCAATCGGCGCTTGAATGATAAAACATGCAGAACCAATAGAACCTTGGAATCTCTCAAACCCATCAAATACACGTGGGTCTTTAATAATACCAACTTGACGATAGTCGTTAGCAACTACAACACCTTGGTTCAAGTCGTTTGATACGTTAGTGTAGAACATCAATGAACGAGCATATAATTCTTCTGGTGAGTTCTTACCGTGACCACCATATGGAGAAATAATTGCTCTCAAGTTAGCTCCACTACCATTACCAATAACTCTAACGTTCGCGTAAGTATATCCTTCACCACGGTTTGTAATTACAATCTTAATAATAGCTTGAGTGATCGGGTTGATAACAGCTTCAGCTGTACACCCTGCACCATCACCTTCAATCAAGATGTTTGCCACACCGTAACCATAACCACCTGAAATAATAGCAATAGCATCAATAGTGCCAGCTGGTGTTAGGATTTCATTATTCGCTTGTTGAGAAGCAATTGAACCTAAAGATAAGTCTGCTGTTAGCAGAGCACCTTGGCCATCACCTGTCACGCTAAGTGCAGCTTTAGTATAACCAACCCCAGGATCATCAATAACCAAATACACAACTTGACCGTTTTCAGTAATAGCGGAAATTTTAGCTTCAGACTTTGCAGTGAAAAAGTTAATTTCTGCGCCGACGCCGTTGTTGTCAATAATATTTACAGCAGGGGTTGCGGAATAACCTGCTCCATAACGCATAACTGCATAACCAGTAGCAACAGAACCTGCTTTATGAAGAGAAGCAACTACTCCAATGTATCTAAGACCTACACCATATGTTGCACTAGACCCGTCACCCGCAGTAAACTCGGGAGCAGTAGTATTTGTGTAGCCGTCTTCTAGAATCTCATATAAGTTCTTAACGCCATTGCTTTCATAATATAATGTATCACCTTCATACACTTGGGTAGAAGCAGACCAAACGACTGAAGTGTATTGAGTGCCTGTAGACCAAGAAGGTGAAATATGACCTAGGAATCCACCTTCAACCACAGTGTATAAATAAGCCCCATTAGAGAACTGGTCGTTTGTATAAACTTCTAATCCCTGTTCCCACGGTGTGCCGAAAGTTGCAGTTGGTGTTGTTGTAAAGTCTTGTCCGCTGTTAATAACTGTTGTGGAAATAACGCGATCTGAATATAGTTTAGAACGCACAACTGCATATTGTCCACCGCCTCCAGTAATAGTAATTTCAGGTGGTTCTAGATATCCAGAACCTGGAGAAACAATAACAACATCTCTTAGGCTGCCAACTAGAGTTACATCATCGATAACTCCTGTCTCAACGTTTGCCACACCAATCGCACCAAATCCTGCATCACCTTGAGCTGGTTCAATAGTAACTTCTGGATCAGTATATCCTTCACCGCCTGACACAACAACTATGTCTAATATTGGAGAACCTGTTAATTGAACAGACATTGTAGAACCAAGACCAGAAACGTCTTCGATACGAATAGTTGGGGTAGATGTGTATCCCGTTCCAGCAGAGACTACGATAACTTCATCAATCACCCCGCTAACAACAACTGGCTGCAGCACTGCGCCAGATCCACCGCCACCAACAACAGTTAGAATTGGAGAAACGTAATTGCCATTAGAGTTATTGTTATTAACAGTAACTCCAGCAATACCAGAAGTTCCAATAATAGCAGTAACTTGAGCGCTTTGTCCTGTTGGGTCTGTGATAGTTACTACTGGCGGTAGAGTATAACCTGATCCAGCGGAAGCGATAGAAACAGAAACAATATTTCGATCGTTTCTTAATGTTAGAGAACCCTTCATCGTAGTTCCTCTGTACTTTAACGCAGAAGATCCACTAAGAACAGTTCCAAACTTATGAGTTGGTTCCACTGGACCAAGTTGACCTGGTGTAGATACTTCATAGAAATCATCATATTGATTTCGAATAATCTGTCCGAGGTTCACGTTACCAGTAGCAATGAACAGAGAAGAGGCTGAGAATGGTGGAGAGAATTCAATTTCTGCTCCATCAGAATAACCTGTTCCTTCAGAAACAACCGTCGCTCTGGTAATAAGAATTGGGTCAGACTCTCTGTAACCATCGCCAGTAACAGAAACGATTGCACTAGTGTAACCTTCACCACGGCTTGTGATGTATACGTTATCGATCGTGCCGTTTGAATAAAAGTGGTTTGTCAACGCTGATGTAACTGGAATGTAATCGTCAGTGTAGAATTTGTTACGAAGGTTAATTGGGATGTTATACATAAACTTCCAAATATACCCGTCGGAAGTTTTGATAGGTGCCAACTGAGTGCCAGTTGGTTTAACTCTAGACAAAGCACCGTTGTTATTATCAAGGCATTTGTAAACGTTATATTCGTCTGTTACAACGTAGAAATCAGCTTCTTCAATCTTTAGTTTACCTGTAGAAGAAATACCAATTTTAACCTCCAATTCAACACCAGAACCTGATGCCGATTGCACAGTGGCGATTGGTACAGAAGTATAACCAGATCCTGAGTTTGTCAGTACGATACCTGAAATCGAAGAACCAGTAATCTCAGAAACAACAGCAGTTGCCCCAGTGCCACCACCACCTTCAATTGTAATAACAATATCTTCAATGTTAATGTATCCGACACCACCTGAAATAATATTCAAACCAAGCACTTGATCAGAGTAGCGGTCGTCAAACATATCATATGTAACATCAGACGCCCATTCTCGGCGGGTAACAACAAACGCAATATCAGAAGGTTTAATTTCTTTAATTGTAATAATTTCGTTACGAGCTGCGTGCTCATAAGTCAAACTATCAACAGGCGATGGTGGATTATTTTCATCAACCCACCCGAGGGTTTGTCCTAGAAAATAATAATATGAAGAAGATTTCGTAACAACGTCTCTGTACACACCCTCAGATAGAGATTTATACAGGATCGTTTTTACTAATTTTGTATCTGCCATGTTTGCTTCCGCTAATAGTTTGACTTATTTTTATAATATAAAGTACAAATTAACTTACTGTAACTTTCCAAGTGATAGCGATAGTATCACCAGCTTGCTTTGTAACCACTGGGAACACTGTGCGACAAAGCATAGAACCACCAGTAGAAGCGTTGAAAATACCAGCTTCAGTAATTGCACCAGTACCAGTACCTGCTGGGAAAGTAGCAGTGTAAGTAATGGCATTGTTTTCTTGCAAGTTACCAGATAGCAACACGCGACCAGTTTGAGTACCTAAAGTGGTATCTTCTGCGATCGGCGATGCAGTGCCTGTACCAATAGCCATGTGAGACATAGCAACTGGAACGTTAGAATCAGTGGCGATCATCTTACCAGCAATGTAAATTTTACCAGTAGTAACCACCAAATTAGGAACTTCAAACTGTTCAGTGATCTGTCCTAGTT